GGGCAGTACTGCGGTTTTTAGCTATGAAAAAATGAAAATCAAGATAGGCACGAAAGGCAATAGCGACCGCGAGGTATTGACGGGTTTTATGCACGAGGTGGCTGAAATTAGTGCGGTCGAGCGCGGCGTCAGGAGCACAAAGGATATGTTACAGCACGAAGCAAATGACCACGTATTTTCTGCCTCACACACGCAATTCAGCGATATGATATCTGATGTGAGTGCTATCGTCGGGAATATGATGAAAATCTAAAGCGGCGATGATGCCGATGGTTGATGATTACATAAAAGAACATTGTAAAAACTAAATATTGGGTTAGCCGATAGTCGGCGGGCTTGAGGCTACGCAAGGATAACTAAACGGCTGTATTGGGGCCAATACCCTTAATATGGCCGTTTTTTTATCGCCCTGAAGGAGATATATGGACTGGAGTCCTGAATTAGAGTCTTTTCAGATGGGGTTTTTTGCGTGCGAGTCGCGGTTCCCTGCTATGGTCGCGGGTTGGGGTACGGGCAAGACAATGACCGCGATTCTAAAGGCTGTGGATTTGAGTTTCAGGTATCCGGGCAACCAGGGTTTGATTTTAAGAAAGAACTTCACGGACTTAAAAGACTCCACGATGGCTGATTTTGTCAGGTACACTAAAAACCAGTACAGGATTAAGGTCCAGTCCAAGAGCGTGGAAATCCCCGTTCAGGACAAGGACGGCAAATTCTTAGGCACGTCGAAGATTCTATTCCATCACGCCGACGAATTGGCCGGAGTTATACAGAACATAAATTTAGGGTGGTTTTTCATAGAGCAGGCGGAGGAGTTTGACTCTGAAGAGGTATTTATGATGTTACGGGGAAGATTAAGGAGGGAGGACTGTCTTCGCCAGGGCTTTATCATAGCCAACACCAACGGCCACAACTGGATATGGAGATTGTGGAAGTCCGACCCGAAAGACGAGTTCGAGTTGTTCGAGGCCAAGACCCACGACAATTCCGTTAATCTGCCGGACGATTTTCTAAAAGACTTAAACAGTATGGCCGAGCAGTCCCCTTCTCACTACCGAAGATTCGTTCTTAATTCCTGGGAAGACACCGACACCGCCGACAGGGTGATTCCATACCAGAAGATACTCGACGCGGTCGGCAGGGACTTGCGGGATTACGACGACTCTCTGACCATTTTGGGCTGTGATATAGCCGAGTTCGGCAATGACAAGACGGTGGTTTACGTCTTGAGGGGGTGTGGGGTTACAGACCAGATGATAAAGACCAAGCGCCCGCATATGGAAACGGCGGGCGAGATTTTCGCCTTATACAAAGAGCATTTCGCCGACCTGATAGGAATTGACGACATCGGTGAAGGGGCAGGGGTCAGGTCTGAATTGAGAAGGTTAATTTCACCCGGCGACGAGAGCAGGATGGCCGACCAGAGTATCGAAGCCGTTGATATGAACAAGTGGTCGGTTGTCCGGTCTATCAAGGCGGGCCGGGCCGCTACGCACGAAACCAAGTTCGCGCGGTTAAGAGATGAGATGTGGTGGAACGCCAAGGAATTGTTCGAGGGTGATTATGTAAGTATCCCCGACGACCCCCAGCTAATAGAGGAGCTGGCGGCCCACACTTATTGGGAGAACGCCAAGCACCAGCCCATAATTGTAAGGAAGAAAGACGTTAAGAAAACCCTGGGCTGGTCGCCCGATAAGGCGGACGCCTTAGTAATGGGTCTCTGGCTTGCGAAGAAAGGCCCCCAGAAAATACCCGCTCTCGCAGGCCCCCAGCAACAACAGGGTGGCGAATATGACGTCTTGAGGTTCGGATTATGATAATTTGGCTAACTGGACATTCAGGTTCAGGTAAGACGACTCTGGCGAAAGTTCTCCAGAGAGGATGGCCCTGTATTATTTTGGATGGTAATCAAATGCGTGATAGTATTTCGTTTGGAGCAGGGTTTTCTCGTGAGGACAGAGCAAAGCATAATTACAAAGTGGCTCGTTTGGCTAAAGTTTTGGATAAGCAGGCCAACGTAGTAGTGTCAGTAATAGCCCCTATAAGAGAGGTCAGGGCTGCGATTGACTTAATCTGTAATCCAGTGTGGTTTTACATAAAGAGAACTCTTCCTGAACGGGTGGGCCATTTTTACGAAGAGCCAGACTTTTGTTTCACTCTCGACCACGACAAATTATCCATTGAGCAGAGCCTTGAAAAGCTGAAGAAGTTTTTAGGTATCGAAAAGAAAAAATACTCGCTTTTCATCGGGAGGTATCAACCTCTGCACGAAGGTCATATTGCTTTATTTGAAAAGGTGCGAAGTGAAGGCAAGAACATTTTAGTCGGTGTAAGGGACACTGAGACAAATAACGATAATCCGTATTCCGCCGCCGAGCGGAAAGAGGTAATAAAAAGGCGGTGTCCCTTTGCCGAGGTCATCATAATTCCCGATATTGAGGAAGTTGTTTACGGGCGTAACGTCGGCTGGGGCATAAGAGAGATAAGACTTGACAGTGAAATAGAGCGAATAAGCGCATCTGAAATAAGGAGTCGATAAATGGCTGGTAGTGGTTCATCGAGACCCAAACTCCCTCCGGTGGCTGCGCCTATCCCGACGCCGGAAGATATAGACGTGCAGGCTATGAGAAAAGGCGAAGACCTTAGAAAGAAATTACGCGCAAGGGCGGGCCGCAGGGGAACGATTTTGACCGAAGGCACTCTTGGCGAGCCTCTGTTACAGAAACAGACTTTATTGGGAAGGTCGGCGTAAATGAGTAAATATCCTGTACAGTATGAGACTTTGCACAAAAGGGAAGAAGGATGGTATTTTGTTCGAGACTTGGAAGGTAGCGGTTTTGGTCAATATCTTTATAAGCGCTTTCAGTTTTATTCTGATAGCGAAGTTTTTAATGAAATATGGGTTGAGCCGGTTGTTCCTTCTTTTGCCGATGGTCCTGTTATTGTATATTTCCCAACTAAAACAGAAGCTATTGAGGCTTTATCGAAATTAGTAAAAGCTGGAGGGTCGGCGTAAAATGAAAAGGTTAATTGACGCTTTGTATTTTTGGTTCCGCCATATTCGTTATAAGCACTTCTGGTTGTGCAGACAGATTTCATTTTGGACAAAACTTGAGCGAGACAAATGGCATTTTGTTGTGATTATATTCAGGCGTTTCGGCAAAAATGAATGTTATATAGATGGCAAACAGTTAATTAAGGGATTCTAATAAATGCCGGACAGCACAACAGAAAATTTGAATATAGGCCAGAAGATACTGCTTCAAATGAAGACAATGGAGGACATCCGCAGGGACTACGAGATGGGTCTTTGGGTCGATATTACACGCTTCGTCAATCCCCGCAGGGAGAACATTAGAAGCGACCAGATAGACGCTCTCAAGGGCCAAAGGCACGGCAGGGACGCTTACGACGGCACTCCCAATTCCGCTTTGAATACCTGGGCCGACGGTATGCAGGGCTTTTTAGTATCGGAGTCTCTTAATTGGTTTAGGGGCGAGATGGGCAACGCCTTCTTAAATGATAACGACAACGTAAGGATATATTTGCAGGATTACGACCTGGGGATGTACTCCGCCTACAGGAGAAGTAATTATTATTCTATTCAGCCCGAATGGTTCAGGGACGCCGGCTCAATCGGTACGGCAACTTTGTATGTCGAAGAAGATATTAAGGAAGGTGCGGCGGTTTGCACCGCCATCCATCCGAGAGAGGTATTTGTTGCGGAAGATAAGTTTGGCTGGGTCGATACGGTCTATAGAAAGTTCAAGATGTCCGCCCGCCAGATGAGGCAGAAATTCGGCGAAAGCGAATTGTCCGACAAAGCAAAGCAGGATTCTACAGATCGTCCTCACGAGATGCACGAAATCATACACGCTGTCTTTCCCAACGGCGAGAGAATGTTTGGCAAAAGAACCGCGAGAGGCAAGGCTTTCAGGAGTGTCTATGTAGAGTCCAAATCCACCGGCCTTAAAGGGCCTAATATATTAAGGGATGCCGGTTACGATATAATGCCTTATGTCGTGTGGAGGTTCAAAAAGAACTCGGACGAGATTTACGGCCGGTCGCCTGCGGCGGACGCTTTAGTTGAGATTTTCGGCCTGAACCAAATCGGCAAGACAATGTTACAAGCGGCCCAGAAATCGGTCGATTCGCCGTTGAACGTACCTGAGGAGATGAAAGGCCACGTTAGAGTTTCTCCTCACGGGTACAATTATTATCAAGACCCAAAAAGGGTAATAACGCCGGTTTTAACGGGTATCAATTATCCGATAGGTATAGAGCAGCAGGATAGACTTCAGAGGCTACTTGAAGACAAATACAGGGTTAATTTCTTTCAGATGCTAACCCGTCTCGAAGCGGGCAAGCAGCGAAAGACAGCCGAAGAGATTATAGCGATGAAGTCGGAGCAGGCCGTTTTGATGGGGCCGCAAGTTGATAGATTGTTTGACGAGGGGATTAAAAGGCATTTTGATATATTCTCCGATATAGAGGACAGGGCGGGCGGGCTTCCTAATCCTGATGACTACAATCTCCCCGACGAGTTTTATGAGGATTCTATAAACATAAACCTTACCGGCCCGTTAGCGCAAGACCAGAAAAGGTTATTCAGAATGCAACCGATAACCAATACTCACAACGAACTGGGACAAGCCTCTGCTATTCTTG